GTAGCAGTGGGTGAACCAGCTGTAAAGTTGGTGACTACAGTACCATTGACACTTACTTTAATGTCTGTGGTCTTTAGGTATGGAAATGTAAATGAGTAATTGGTTTTAGAACCATTACCTGTATGTAAATTTTCAGTTACTGCCATTGTATGTTTGTGTTAATTTTGAACTCCGTGCTTTAAGAATTGCCTTTTTTTATAATTTTCTCTAGATTGTGCTGCAGCTTCATGAATCTTATTTTGACTCATTAATCGTTTAGTCTTCTCAGATCCAAGACCTAAGATATCTAGATGTTTATATTTAGGATCTTCAGCTATCTTTCTTTCAGCTTTTTCTTTAGCATCATTTACTAATTTCTTAAGCTTTTTATAGATAGACAAGTTATTTCTAAAGCGACCCACTTCTTCTTCAGGCTTACCTGAATTAATATATTGTCTTAAATCGTTTAAATCACTATTATAGACCTCATTCTTTGACCACTTCTGTACTGTCTTCCAAAGCTGTTGTTCACCCATATAACGTCCTATAAGTTCACGTTCTTGTGGAGTATATGGTATGCCCAACGAACTTGTTTTTATCTCCGCTAAATCATTGAATCCACTATTAAGTAACCATAATCTCCAATCCTCATTACCACCATGTACCTTAACTGGATTGATAGCATTAAGTATTCTAAGAATAGGGTTATCTATTTCATCAATCTCTTCACCAGTCCAATGGTCAATCTTGGAATAACTCATGTCTTTAAAGACGGTATTATTCCTGACATATCCCCAGAAATCATTATAGATTTCCTTTTGTGAATTAGTAATAGCCTTAGCTATAACACCATGAGCACCTGATTGGAATGAAGCTGCTCTAACATTCTGTGCAAAGTAGCGTTTAAGTGCTCCTTCATCACCATTCTTAGCAGCAAGGATTGGTTCAATACCTGCAAGAGGACTTTGATTTATATAGGTAGAGGTTATTGTCCACATAGCTTTATCAATAAAGCTTTGAGTCATGTTGGCACCAAGAGCTGTTTGGTAATAAGCCATGTCACCCATCAAGTTAAAGAATTGTTCAACAATGGGAACGCCTTTATAACTAACCCATACGTTTCCTACTTTGATAGTGTTAGGTTTCCAACCTCTTTTCTTAAGCTTAATTAATTCATTATGATCTGCAGGTCCATTACCTCTAATGTTACCTCCCATTGCATACATCCAAGCGAAAGCTGTAGTACCAGCTCCCATCATTAGACGACCTTCATATTCATCTCGTAAGTTCTTATAGATAGCCATAGCATTAGGGGTTTCATCCCAGTTCTTAATGCCATGATGTTTCATAACCTCTTTGATCTTGTTGATATCATTACCAGCCATCAATAGATCTCCATACTTACCAATTCCAGGTATTGCTGAGATTGGTGTATAAGACAATGCCAGTTTGATCTGGTTCATGCTTGTTCTAGGGAACATCATGACAGTCTTTAGAGGAGGTATTTTGTTTAATGCTGGGTTAATGAACTTACTCATACCATCATCAAGGTTTAAAGCAATTTCACCTGACGCTACTTTAGCAGCACTATCAGTTAGAATACCTTGCTTATCAAACATCTTGCTATAGTTGAGATCTTCAGCTTCTTTTAGTTTGGCAGCAAAGAATTCTGGATCTGCTTGCTTACTATATCTACTAAATACTTCATCATATGCAGCTAATCTAGATTGGAAAGTAGCCATAAAGGTATCAGTATAAGCATCAACCCCTGACATACCTGTAATACCAGTTCTAAACCAAGGCATACGAGCTATCTTCCGTTGGAACTTAGCCCATCCATACATGAAATTCTTATAGTAGTTACCTTCTTCATACCAGCTATCACGAACATCATCTAGTATTTCCCAGGTGTTACTGTCTTGCATTACAAAGTCTTTACGAGCTGCCTTCATCATGAAGTCAGGATCTTGATGGACTTTTTTCATACGAGTAACAGCATGTTCTAAGGCTCTACTACCTGTTTCAAACATGCTTCCATACATATAGAAGACACGCTCTAATGGTTCAATATCTTTTGTTAGAACTGATCTAAGTGTTGCACGACTTAATGCTGATATAGGTTTACCAACCAACATCACACCATTACCTACAGCTGCTCTTCCTGCTGATAGACCTGATAACACATTGTTATAGGTAACAGCCCAAGCACCTTTAGCAAAGGCATTCATCTGCCATCCACTAATACCTAGTTCTTTAGCTTCTTTACTATAAAGAAGACCAAGAGGGTTTAGGTGATACTTAGTGAATTTGTTTAACTTATCAAGAGTATCTATTTTACCATCAGTTGCATCGTAAGCCTTCATCAAGGTACGCTTTAACTTTGGATTCTTTTGAGCTGCTACTTCTAGTTGTTGAGTAAAAGCGTGCCAGTTATCAGTTATTTCTTTTGACTTAGCTCCGAATTCCTCAAGAGTTATCTGTGCTACCTTGGCTGGCTCTTCTGAATTCCACAGTTCTTTTAACCATCTAAGGTTATTTTTCTTTTCATTTTGCTGCCAACCAGCAACATACTTAGCAATACCGTATTCATGTTCCAATACTCCCATCTTATCTACAATATTCTTGAAGACTTGATCGTCATCTAAGAGATTACCAAATTGAGCAGGTGCTCCAGCTTTAGCTGATATCTCAGCACCAAGAGTATGCATAACTCTAGCTGATGACTCTGTTACTTCTCTACCTATATAGAGATTCATCAAGTCATTCAGTGCTGTTGCAGCAGCTCTAGCAGCTCCAGCATCATCTAAGTAAGTACCTTTCTTTTGGTGAACTTTACCAAACTCATCTATTAAGTTTTTGCTATCACGATACTTTGATTGAGTAAGTAGTTCTCTTAGTTCATCACCTGTACCAGCCCTCATGATCTTGTTATAGATCTCATAGACTCTATGACTTATCTGACCACTATCTGTTCTAAATAAACCTTGTACAGCTTCATAAGCATCAGATGCTCTAACCTTATCAGCTATTGCAGCTACAACATGACGTGACTTACCTAACTTCATGGCTTCTTCCATGGCAGGTGTGTACGGTCTAGTTGGAACTCCAAGATTATCTATAGCACCAGCTAGTTGTGAATCTACATCTACTGCATTTAAGACTGAAAAACCTGGAGGTGTGTTAGATATTCCAGCTAGATTCCTTTCATCAGCTAGTTTCTGAGCAATATCAGGATCAAATTGCTGAATCATTGGATCTTTAGCTATCTTTTTAAGTGCTCTTTGATCTCTATAGAGTTGCCTTTCTTTTTGTCTAGTCTTTAACCATGACTCAGCAGGGTTTTTTGTTGCTTCTGATGAGCCTGTTTTAGTAGCTTGATCAAGTAGTTGAGCTTTCTTTACCTCAAGTGCTTTTACTTGTTCTGGTTTTAAACCTCCACTGTTGATTGCAGTATCTAAATCTACAATTGCATTTCTAGTATCTTTTTCTAGACTTTCAATTACTTCTTTAGCTTTCCAAGCTTTTGATTTTCTTGACTTAGGAAGTATCTTACTTAATATTGGTTTACCAGCATTAATAGCATAACCAACTAAATCACCAAATCCCTGTAGTAGTCCTTCATCTAAACCAGCTAATAATCTATTAACGTATGGGTGTGTAGCGTCAGCATCAGCTAAATCAGCAACTGTTGGAAACCATCCTTGTGGACCAAACATCCAAGGCATAGCTTTAGATAATCTTGCAAAGTTATCAGGGTGTGTAATAAGCCTATTAGTAGGATCTTCACCATAATCACTTACAGCTCCTATAGATCCATTGATAAGCATCTGACCGCCTACCCATTGAGCTGCACCATTAATACCAGTTAAATTTCTAGCAGCATGGTATTTAGCATACGCACCACCTGAAACAATACTAGGTATAATTACACTAGCAGCTGATCTAAAGTTCTTTGCACCATCATTCTTAAATCCCGTAACTTGATCCCAAGTGTCGTCTATGCCGCCTAAACCTGGTACTGCACCTATTACATCAAATGGTACGTCTAACGCGCCCCACATGGACATATAAGCCCATTTAGCAGGGTTCATATCTAACTCCATCTCATGATGGAATTCGTTAATATTATCACCCCATTTATCAACGTCTTTTTCAAACTGAGTTCTTGAGTCAGGGTCAGTGATAATTTTAAACTTATTTAAAGTCTTATCTATATCTTTGACGGTTTCACTAGGTTCGTAGTCATCAGGGGTTTCAGTTTCAACAGGAGTGCCTTCTTCTTTGGCAAGTCCCATTTCTTTTTTCTTCAACTCTTCTAGGAGTTGTCGTTTTTGTTCCTCGTCGTTTTCAATCATAGTTCATCCCTAATGTTAAATTTGTACCAACCTTCACCAGGCCAATATTTTAGACCATGATCATCAGCTTTCTTTTTTAAATATTCGTTAGTCTTACCAAATGCCCAACAAAATTTACTATCAGTACCCCAAGAGATTTCATCTTTATTCATAGCTCCCTTAGAATAAGCAATCATTTCATTAAGTTCATTCCATAATCCAGGGTTAAATTGAAAACCAGGAAGATCAGGTTCAAGTAAAATGTTAGGGTCTGGTTCTACTGAAGTTATTTTTTCAGCAACAGCTGTAGACATAAACTGAGGTTCTCTGACAGACTCTGGTCTATAAGTGAGTGTAAGTTGTTTTCTAGCAGTACTTAAAGTTTGTAGGTTTTGAATGACATGTTTACCTAATGGATCATTTGTATCTTTAAACCAAGTTTTAGTAAAGTCTTCAATATCAAGATCACGCTTCTCTAGTAAACCTTCATTCTCAGCTACCTTTACTTGAGCTTTAAATAAGTCTTGTACATTACCAAATAGTTTTGGATCTAAGCTTGAGATATCTCCTAAAAGTTTTGGGTATTCGTAAGAATCACCTTTTTCTATTGCATCAGCTATCTCTTCTAATTGTTCTGGTTTGATAAAAAGCTTGGTATTTATTAGGTCTGGATCATCATCTAACTGATCTATTACCTTAATACGTTCCGATCTATTTAATGTGGTGAAATCATTTTTTGATTTCTTAGCATGTTTTGCAGAACGTGGTGAAAACCCATCAAAGAATGAACCAGCATCTTCAGAACCATCATCTCCATATCCAATGACTCTAAAATCACCGTCACCATCTTTTATCATAGTTATGATTTTGTCATAAGATGCTTGGAAATCTCCAGTTTTTACAAGTTCTTCTCTAAATAAAGATTCTGCACCGTACAAAGCTGCTTCATAACTTTCATCTAAACCTTTATCTAAATCACTACCGACTAAAGCATTCCTTAATTCTTTCTTAAATCCAGGTAAAACTCTTTTATCTATATCAGCAGTTTCAAATAATTTCTCACGTCTGGCAATCTCAGCTACCATCTCAGGAGTTTTGAATTTAGCAGGAACATTAGGATCTTCTAAGTCTGCAGTCGTTAAACGGTAATCATTAAACAAGTCATTATAATATCTTGTATAGAAATCCCCATCACCTCGCTTTTGTACACTTTGATCTCCGTAATGACCATATCTATCTTGAATATCAGCTGGGCTATGACCATCATTTAGTAGTTTATCAGTAACTTTCTTATAAGTATTGTAATCATAGTTATACTCCGTCTTAAAGAAGTTATCAGCATGTGCTAATTGTTGATCCTTTAATGCTTGATCTGCGTTTTGTTTAGTTTTATTAGCTTCTTCTCTAGCTTGTGCTCTTCTATCTAAAAGACCTGGAATAGCATTTTTGTAAAAGTCATTCTTTCCTTGTGCAGCTGTAAGACCTGCGATAATATGAGCATCACTTGGATACTTATTTATATCTTCTAATCTCTTAATAACATTATCTCTAGCTTGTGCTCTAGTTACTGGTACCCAGGTTCTATCATCAGATCTCTTTAGTTCCTCAGCAAACAGTTGATTGATTGCTTGACCTGCTAACTGAGGATTGATAATCGGATCATTTAAAGTTGCTTGGACAACTAACGCTGCACCATCAGCTCTAGCATTTGCAGCGTTTATAGCAGCAATGTTTTCAGCTTTATCAAATATTTTTCTCTTAGCTTCTGCCATTGTTGTATAGGCAGCACCAAGGAAATCAGAACTAAGACCCTGTAAATTATGAGCTTTTAAATATTCATGTTGGTAATCTGCGGCAAAAGCTTTCTGTGCAATAGGATCTGTTATACCTCTAGCTTTTAACTGTTGTTCTAACGATGCGCCAAAGTCATTAGCTGCAAGTTTTGCATAAGCTTTTAAACGTCCATAATCAGCTGCTTTGTTCTTATATCTAATATATTCAACTTCTTTCGGTAGATAACCCTGAGCTTGCATTTCATTAGCTACAGCTTCAAAGCCTTGGCCTTGTTCCCAATTATAATCTTCAATTAGATCTAATCGTAATAGCTGTTCTTCACTTAATCCATGTTGTAGGAAGTGATCTTCAGCAGCTCTAGCTGTTGCATCCCAATCTTTTTTCTGAATAGTTTGCCAATTTTTAAATGCTGTAGGTGCTAACTCAAATATCTTTTGTATAGTTTGATTTTCATTTGCTATTTCAGCTAGCTCAGCTTTATGGTTTTGAATCTCAGTTCTTAAATTATTGTTGATAGCTTTCTCTTGCGTTGCAAAGATGCTCTCATCCATATTTATTTGTTTGAGATTCGCCGATTCAACTTGTTGAATACGTGATATATTTGCTTCAGTTTCGTTGTCTCTTTCTTTGAGTTGTCGTAACTCTTTATCCATCTCTTTCTCATCATCCGCAAACTTCTCTTTAAGATTTGCTATAAGATAACGAGCTTGAGGAATGTTACTATAGCCTTTCCCCGTAGGGCCGACGAATTTAACTTTTCCCATTTGTTTTTATGTTACGTAATACTAGATGAGTTTGTGAAAAAGTCACCTGTCGAATAAGATGAACTTCCAAAACCTTGTGTACTATAAGTACTGAACCCTGTATTATTAGTAGGAGGAGTAGTATTTATATCTCCAGCTGTACCTTGGTACATATTTGCAAAAGTTGAGAAACCAGTACCTGCAGCACTTGCTAAGACACTACCAAAGCTAGGAACTTGCGTTGTTGCAACACCTTTAATTGGTTTTGGTCCAAAGTCAAAGTCCTCTAGTTCTCTAGGTAATTGATATTCAGCTAGTGGTGTTTTAAGTGGTTCTAAAGGTGCTATCCCCCTTGAGGGTTGTAGCATCCTACCTGCTTCTTGTTGTATTAAGAAGTCATTCAACCTCATACGACTGTCTTTTCTTTGCGTTATGATATTTTCAATCATAATTGCTTGCTGCCTACCTTGATCAAATAAAGCAGATTGGGCAGCTTTAACAGCACTTACCCCAGCTTGAGATGTTACTGCTAATTCACCTTTTTTAACAATACTTTCAACAATATTCTCTTCATTCTCAAAAGCATATTGTTGTCTAGTTTGAAATTCTTCTTGTTGTTGTTGTGCTATAGCAGATTCAATAGATCTATTAGTAAAGAAGTCTGACCTTCTTTTAAGTTCTAAATCATTCTGATACTTAGCTTCTCTTATCTTTAAAGAATGTTGATAATTCCTTAGATTATTTTTATCTTTAAAATCAGCTAATGTCTTTTCATTCTTTTGTTGAAGTTGTATACTTCTTATGATCTCATCACGTTGAGCTATAAGACGTTCTTTCTGCATCTCCCATAAAGGAAGATCATACTCTGTATACTTCTTCTGTAAGAATGCTTCTTCTGCAGCTCTTTGGTTTTTAGCTGCGGATCTGTTCTGCATACCTCCGAAGAGGCTTACTCCTGCAGATAATAAAGCTATTTCCCATGACATATCTTAAGTCCTCCTATAAAATCTCGGTGAGTAGTTTCCTTCCCACATCATCGAGTTAAGAGAGACGGGAAATGGT